TTCTAGACCGTAGGGATGCCACCTTTTTCTTGGACTGACTTTTACCAGTAAATCTTGAAAATACACTATTCAGGTGTTCTGCTCTTCCTGGAATAGAATCTTCAAACTTCCTAATTCTCTTTTCAAGTTTTCGAATTGCTTCATCCGAAACTCCATATAGCCTATACATATCAAGAGTTTCACGGGGTGAAACTTTATTGAAATTCTCAAATGGTGTAATAAGTTCGGTTGTAACTACGTCGCCCTCAATTGTAGTTTTCACCATGACCTGGTCTGTATACTCCAAGTCCACATGAAAAGCCCCAGGATCACTCTTTTTGCGGGTAGGGCAGAGGGAAGCGTAGTAGTTTTCATGTTTGGTGCGGAATTTATCAATCAGGCACTGGGGATGGCTCGACTGTTCCATAAGACGAATATGCTCCTTGTAGTTCATGACAGGAACAAACTTGCCCTTGTTAATTTCCCTGGGTTCAGCAGCTACTGCGTCAAGGATCCTGGTAAGTCTTCCGTCTGTGGGAGAAGTAGAATAAATGGGTGGGGGTGAAGATCTCCGGAGGTTGTGGCGGTTGGTCCATAGGGAGGGGCGTTTGGTGATGGGAATACCCATGATGTGTCTACTCTAACACCATATATTTTCATAAGAACAAATCATACACATTTTTTATATACTTATAGTAATGGACATTGTTTTGAACAAACTACGAACACATAAAAAATATGAAAACGATGGGGTGATGTTTGATATAGACGACACTCTTATACGATCTAGTGATGGAGTAATAATTAATGATATTTTTAAAATACTGGTCCACGCATATAATATGGGCTACAAGGTGATTATAGTCACCGCCCGTCCCCCCGAATCCGAAGAATATACACGAGCGCAGCTGCAGGAGAAGGATATATCCTACCATGGTCTGTATTTTGCACCTCCGGGCGAAAAGGGTAAGTTAAAAAGAAGTCTAAATATTAGATTTGTTTTATCTGTAGGGGACCTGGAAACAGACTGTACGGATTCCCTGTTTGCCCTAAAAGTACCGCGACTTGGCAGCCCCCATGGGTATTTCAAATCAAATGACGATATTAAATTTGCTTAAAATATCAGCAAGCTTGATGGGCTTTTTGTTGACGAAATGCTGTGTATAGGCATACCTGGCTATAATGAAAAGAACATAAAGAATACCGATATTTACAGCTTGGGAAACTAAGTTAAACCCCATACCACCTGCACCTCCTGGAATTATAATAGTAGACATTCTAATGTAAACTAATATTTTAAAATTTCCAGTGGTTGTCACAATTGTGACAGGTTACGAATGTTGTCATGGGTTCATCTGCACTCCTGGTCTGGAGCTGGTAGTAGGTTGTCTTGTCCGTTTTACATTTACCACACTTGAACATCCCCTTGTGTCCTTCGTCAAATTCCTTTTTATATCTTAGGCGTTTCTGCTCGGCCTGCCGGCGCCTGATCACGGTCTGGTTGTACAGCCCATCGGGCCACAATTTCTCAGGACCAAATTCAGCAATGTCTGCTGTTTTAACCGTATTATTGCGAATATCATCACGAAGAATGATATTATCAGGATGACTGATATTATACCACAGATTAATCCAGCGCTGCTTGTACAGCCCGCGAAGCTCGGTATTCTTCCAACTCATTCCGCCCGTGCATCTTTTTAAACTGTAATTAAATAGACTCTTCTCAATATTAATTATATGTCTATCTTCACCAGGTAGGTTAAAAATAGTGTGAAGCTTCTTACGCACAAATTGACGCATAGAAGACATGGTGGATACCCCTTAATATGGGACTACATAAGAAATATCCATACACTTTTTAATAATAGTATTATAATAATGGACGCTGTATCACCACCCGAAGGAATGATCACTATCAAAAGTTTACCAGGAGGAATGTTTTTGTACAGTATACAGAATGCTGTCGGCGTTCTTGTAAGCCAGAATGTGGCAAGCCTGGAGGAAATCATCAGACTTACAGGCTACAACAAGAATAGGATCAATCTCATGATCAATAAATAATTCAAGACCCAAATCCAAATACATCTGCCAAATTATTAGATTTATGTTTCACAGGAACAGGACGGCGTAATTTAAGGGCATCTGTTTTATTAGTAGAATTGTTGATATTATCCAACCGCTGTTTACGTACTTTGGTATTTTCAACATGAGATTTATGATCCCGCTCCTGGACAGTGTTTATAAAATGCTCATTTTCTGGCATTGTTATAACTGGGGGCATAGCCTGGCGACACGCACAGTATTCCTCTTCAGTCATGGGACCACCAAACTTATCCAAACAATACCGGCTGGGTGAAGGAAAAATTCGACCAATTTTACCATACAGCCTCAGCCGCAGTAAAGTTATATTATTTTGAATAACACCAAATTGTAACTTATTCTCATGTAAATTGTAGGCCTTGACACACTCCCAGCAACAAAAGCTACCCATGGTTTTAAATTGTCGCTTCCGGGAATCGTACAAATAGGGAAGGGCCACAGACTTACCTTCAGGGATGTCTAGGGTACACCACCAACAACAAGTCATTTAAAGAAATAATACGACTTTCCTTTATATGTCTTTATTGTTAAGTATAGATGTAGGAATTAGAAATTTAGCAATGTGTTTAATGAATCAAACAGATAAACACATTGTAGAGTGGGATGTTTCTGGGGTCCCACCGCAGCACGAGGATGGTTTGTTCGTGTGTCTAAGGGATCACCTGGATGCTAAACCGTGGGTCAAGACTGCCCAGTTGGTGCTTATTGAAAAGCAACCCAACAAAAACAAGGGAATGGGGACCGTTCAGAATTTCCTACATGCCTATTTTGTAATCCACAACATCCCAACCATCATATACGACGCGAGACACAAAGTCCCAGATGTGTGTGGACCCGGTAAGGCCATGTACAACAAAAGGAAGAAGGTGGCCATAGAAAGAACCCACGAACACCTCAAAACCGAGGAAATAAACAGGGAATGGCTCCCCCTATTTGAGGGATCCAAAAAGAAGGATGACCTGGCAGATACCTTCCTACAGGGGAAAAGCTACATAGACCGCAGAGTGGTAGAACCCCAGAAGAAGACCAACAAGAAAACTACAGCCAGGAAACCAACACCCAACCAAAAGAACACAAAATACTCTAAAAGTAATCTGGTATGGCTGTTCAAGGATATGGGGAAAGAGAAATTCCTCAAATCAAAGAGAATATTAAAAGATATTAAGAAATTTTACAAATCACCTGAAGAATTTATGAATATTTTATAATTTACGTGGCCGAAGTCCATGGTCTATTGGTGTACTTAAAAGAAGGAATTGTATATACCATAGAATGCCCCATAAAGTTTTCATTAACAGTGGATACATCTCGGCAGATGAGGAGAGTGTAGATTCCGTGCATGGAATTTATAAAAAAGTATTTAATTTTGATGTCAATATGCCCATGTTTATTGCCACCCAATTTACAACCCTAAAACATTATGAACCAACCAGGGCATTCGTAAATCCCAATAATAAAAAGGCATTCCTGTCTATAATTGACGCACTTGAAACTTACAGGCTCATGAAATTACAGGACGTGGATGATAGAACAGCCAGGATGGTAGTACCACCTGCTACCTACATAAAGTTTACCCTAAGGATGTCCCTGAGTGAAATCAAATCCCTTTACAAGAGGGTCAATACTGATACATGTGAATATATCAAAGTATTAAACAATTTCGCAGTTGAAAAGGCACCAGAGATGTGTCACTTATTAAAGATGTGTCACTTTGAATAACCATATGAATCAAATATTTGTGGCAACAATTCACAGAACAATGTATGATATAAATGACACAGGAAAATACATTGATATTATGCTTCCCCGAAAACAACAGGAGATCATACAAAAAATTAACAAAAAGGGAGGTGAGTCCCTAGACACCCATGTTTTTAATCCCTTGTCAGGGAACGTGTTAAGTGTTAAGGTACCATGGAGATACAAACGGGTTGATTGTATTGTCAGGGGAATTGTGCCAGTACAGGACTTTAAGGTGAATGACGAAGTTATGGTAGAAATCAAATACTGTGGAACATGGACCACGGGGACCTATTGGAAATTTATTTCAGTAGAACGTGTGGATAGTTTATAAAGAAAATGTTTATTATTATTAAACCCAAACATGTCTGGAGGAATAGCACAGTTAGTAGCCATCGGCGCACAGGATGCACACCTTGTAGGAAATCCCCAAATTTCATTTTTCAGAAGCAATTTTAAGAGACACACCAACTTCTCAACCACCCGCCAGAGACAGATTGTCCAGGGTACACCTGCTGCGGGTAACATGTCAACGGTCCGCTTCGAGAGGAAGGGTGACCTCCTCAGTTACACCTACCTTGTTAACAAACTCAATGGGACTACGGTAGACGGCCCATCGCAGTTCATAGACCATGTGGAGTTGTACATCGGTGGTCAGCTCATTGACTCCCAGGATCCCAACTTCTCCCAGACCGTGTGGCCCAACGTCCAGGCCAATACACCCAACAAGTCTGCAATGGCAGAGAACGCCGCGAACACCAAGACCACGGAGCATTTCTACCCCCTCCACTTCTTCTTCTGTGATGATTGGACCACGGCACTGCCCCTCGTAGCTCTTCAGTACCACGATGTGGAACTCCGCATCTACTGGAACAGCGCCTCCCTGACCGGCACCTACGAGTGCTGGAGCAACTTCATGTACCTGGATGACGCCGAGAGGAAGCATTTCGCCGATACTCCCCAGAACATGGTGATCAAGCAGGTCCAGTCCAACCCCGCATCCAATGGACACATGCAGGACTTCAGCTTTAACCACCCCATCGCCTACATAGCAGTTGCTGATACCATACCCACAACCAATGCTACTCTGGGTGCCGATGGAGATGATAACATTATTCAGTTCTCCATCAACGGAACCGAGGTAGGCGACAACATGGAGATAAAGCCCCATTACAACGAGGCATCGCAGTACTACCACTCCTTCGCC